GCTCTTCCGATCTCTACCGTGTGACGGCTGGCATTATCCGGCTGCTGAACAAGCGAGGCGTTCACCAGCTGATTGTCACCAAGTCTGACCTGGTATGTGATTACCTGAACATACTGGACCGGGATTTGGCCCATATCCAAATCAGCACTACATGGCTTCCCTGTGAAAAGGCCGTTCCCACGGAACGCCGAATCACGGCCATTGAAACATTGCAGAAGGCCGGATATGACGTGACCCTGCGGCTTTCCCCGTTTGTTCCCGCCTACGTTGACTTTGACCGGCTGAACCGGGTGCAATGTGACAAAATCCTTGTGGAGTTCTTGCGGGTGAATCACTGGATCAAGAAGTGGCTACCAATCGATTACTCCGAATACACGGTAAAACAGTCCGGCTATCAGCATTTACCGCTTGAAAAGAAGCTGGAATACCTGAAACGGGTTACGGGCTTCAAGCAGCTTTCCGTCTGCGAGGACGAAACGGAAGCATACCAGTATTTCCGGGAAAAAGTGAACTTTAACCCGGATGATTGTTGCAATTTGAGAATAAACAAGGAGGAAAAGTAAATGGCAACACTGTACGAAATTGACCATGCAATCCTGGCTTGCTGTGACCAGGAAACCGGGGAGATCATCGACCCGGAACGGCTGGACGCTCTGAAGATGGAGCGGGACAGCAAAATCGAGGCCGTGGCCCTTTGGATCAAGAACCTTCAGGCGGATGCCGTGGCACTGAAAGCGGAAAAGGATGCTTTCGCAGACCGGCAGCGCAAGGCAGAGAAGAAGGTGGAGGACCTGAAGGCATGGCTTGAAAAGGGCCTTCGGGGCGAGAAGTTCGCTTCTGCCCGGTGTACGGTATCCTGGAAACCCGCTGCATCCGTCAAAATCGTGGACGATGCCAAAATCCCGAAGAAATACCAGGTGAAGGCCATTACCTACCGCCCGGACAAAAAGGCCATTATGGCGGCTATCAACGCCGGTCTGAACGTCAAGGGCGTGGAGAAGGTCATCACCCTGAACCCGCAAATCAAGTGAGGAGGAAACAAAGATGGGAATTCCCGTTCTGATTTTGGGTGAATCCGGCAGCGGCAAGTCCGCCAGCCTCCGGAACTTTGAACCCAATGACGTGAGCATTTTCAACGTGGCGGCGAAACCGCTGCCCTTCCGGAAGAAGCTGCCTATGAAGGCCACAGCTGACTACAACGTCATCGTGCAAGGCATTCAGCAGAGCCAGAAAAAGGCTTTTGTAATAGACGATAGTCAATACCTTCTCTGCTTTGAAAGCTTCGCCAAGGCCAAGGAAACGGGCTACGGCAAATATACGGACATGGCCTTGCACTTTTACAATCTGGTGCAATACGTGATCCGGCAAACCCCGCCTGATGTGATTGTCTATTTCCTGCACCACACGGAGACGGACAGCAATACCGGGAAGGTCAAAGCAAAGACAATGGGCAAAATGCTGGACAATCAGCTTACCCTGGAAGGGCTGTTTGCCATTGTCCTGATGTGCTACACGGACGGCAAAAAGCACGTCTTTGTCACCCAGTCCGATGGGATCACCACGGCGAAAAGCCCGATGGAAATGTTCCCGGCGGAAATTGACAACGACCTGAAAGCAGTAGACCAGGCCATTCGGGCCTATTATGAAATCTAACAGTCTGAAAGGAAGAAAACATCATGATTAACAAACCGAAGAATTGGGAAAACGTCCAGGCATTCACCGACTGGCCCAAGCTGCCCGTGGGGGCTTACGTCTGCCGGGTGAAACAGGCAGTCGTGCAGGATACGAACTACGGCCCCCAGCTGTGCCTTCTCTTTGACATTGAGGATGGCGAATACACTGGCTTCTATGCGGATGACTTCGCCGCCAATCAGCGGCAGGACAAGAATTGGAAGGGTGTGCTGCGGCAGTGGCTCCCGAAGGATGACGGTTCCGAGAAGGACGAATGGACGAAATCTTCCTTCAAGGCCCTGACCGCTGCCATTGAGGATTCCAACCGGGGATATACCTGGGACTGGGAAGAAAAGTCCCTGGCCGGGAAGCTGATCGGCATTATCTTCCGGAATGAGGAATGGGAGTATGAGGGAAAAACCGGCTGGACCGTCCGCCCGTTCAAGGCCACGTCCGTGGATGCCGTCCAGGACGGGAACTTCACCGTCCCGAAGGACAAGCCCCTGAAGAACAAATCTTCCGGCAATGCACCGGCAGACTTCGGAAGCTATGCCGTCCCGGCCCCCGGACATGGCAGCGCACCCGGTTCTGACTTCACTGCTATGGACGATTCCAACGAGGAACTGCCGTTTTAATATCAAAAAATCAATCTTTTCTGCCAAATATTGACAGTACACATTCAGAAAGGAAGGATAAACAATGGAAAAAATCTCTTTGCAGGAAATGGTAGGCGGTGCGCTTCAGGAACAGTTTGAAAAATCGTTCCTGCGGGTTGTGGAGAATCTTTCTGACCCGAACACCCCGTTCAAGGATTGTCGGAAAATCTGCATCGAACTGAAGTTCACCCAGAACGAAGCCAGGGATGATGTATCCTGTGCAATCAAGGTTTCCGAAAAGCTGGCGGCACAAGCCCCTATGCAGACCGCTTTCATGATCGGGAAGAACCTGAAAACCGGCCAGGTATTCGCAGAGGAATATGGGCGGCATAACCGTCTTCCAGGTCAGATGCAGATTGACGCAGAACCGGAAATCCCGTGTGACCCTGAAACCGGTGAGGTTATTGAATCGATTCCGGCAACCGTTATCGATATGCGCAAGGCTATGAAAGCCTAAATAAGAAAGGATGGCAAAACATGATTAAAGAAGCATTGCAGTACATTGTGGGCCTGTCTGCCCCCGTTGTCCAGGAAATCGGCAACGAAACCTATTCCGATAAGCCGCTGCACCGGGTGGATTATACGCCCCTTGCGGAGCCTATCCAGCTTTCCACCCTGGAAAGCCTGGTGGACTATATCAAGTCCAACGTGGACAACATGGGACCGAATTGGGGGGATTCCATGTTTATCCACGTTGTAAGCCCTACGAAAGTCAGAATGTATTCCGTTTTGAATGCAAACCGGGAACGGGAATACATTGCGGAAGTCACGGCAAATGTGCCGGAATTTGGTTTTAATCGCTGGATTGACCATGAATCTTTCTGTATTGCCCTTCAGTCTAAGTTCCTGCCCAACGAAGACCGGGCCTTGCTGCTGAAGTTCGCCGGAACCGTGGAAAGCGGCACGATTGCCGAATACGGGGATGATGGCGTTACCCAGAAAGCCACGGTAAAGGTTGGCATTGCCAAGAAGGGGGAAGCGGTTATTCCCAACCCCGTCAACTTGGTTGCGTACCGTACTTTCATTGAGGTGGAGCAGCCGGAATCCAAGTACATTTTCCGTATGCAGGACAGAAACGGCATTCAGTGCGCCCTTTATGAGGCGGACGGCGGCGCATGGAAGATCGATGCTATGCGCAGAATCAAGGCGTATCTGGAAGCGGCCCTTGCGGGCATGGACGGCTATATTGTGATTTCTTGATTCCTAGCCCTTGGCGGTGGGAGGTCAAACCGCCAAACCAACCAGAGGAAGGAGCAGAATAATGGTAAATGAGATTTTCCGAATCCCCTACCCTGAAAGCAAAGCAGGGCAAAAGCAATGGGCCAAGGATTACGGCATGAATTCATACTATGCCGGGAAACATTGGTCAGTCAGAAAGCGGGATGCCGAATACTGGCACTGGCTTGTCAGAGCGGCCATGAATGAACAGAATGTCCGCCGTGCGCCCTTCAAGAAACCGGTTATCGTTATCTTCCGCTGGAATGACCGGCTGGACATTGACAACCACGCCGTCATGGGAAAGATGATTGTGGATGCCATGAAGGGCCGGGTCATTGAGGACGATAACCGCCGATGGGTCAAGGGAGTATGCCATTACTTCCATGATGAGAATTACATAGCCGTAGAGGTTCGGGAGGTGCAAGCATGACACAGTGTGAAAAGATTCTCCGACATATGCAGGACTTTGGCAGCATTACCAGTTTGGAGGCAATGCAGGAATACGGGATCATGCGGCTGGCTTCCCGGATTTCCGACCTGAAGCGGATGGGTACTCCCATTCTGGTGGAGACGGTCAAGGGGAAAAACCGCTATGGTGAGGCTACCAGCTACGCCAGGTATTCGCTGGACTGGAACAAGATAATTGCTGAAAGCGAGGCGGCGAGATGTGGCGGATGTTAAGTGGATCAAGATAACCACGGATATTTTCGATGATGAAAAAACCCTCCTGATTGAGAGCCTACCGGAAGCGGATTCCATTATTGTTATCTGGTTTAAGCTGCTTTGCCTTGCTGGAAAGATGAATAACAGCGGCGTTTTCATGATGAATGAGAAAATCGCATACACAGACAAAATGCTTTCCACCATTTTCCGGCGCAAAGAATCTACTGTGCAGCTTGCATTGAAAACCTTTGAACAGTTCGGCATGGTGGAAATCATTGACGGAGTTATTACAATCCCGAACTGGGGAAAGCACCAGAATCTTGAAAAATTAGAGGACAAAAAACGCTATCAGAGGGAATATCAACGGGAATATCGGAAGAAACAGAAGCTTTTGACAGAGGCTGAGAGCGAGGACGAAAACGTGGAAAATAAATCCTTACGTAAACATTTACGTGAAGATTTACGTGAAGCCAACGTAAACCCCCTAGATAAAGAAGAAGATAAAGAAAAAGAAATAAGAATAAGAGAAGAAAAAGAGAACGGTTTTTCCGATTCTGCCGAATCGGCCTCCCCCTCCCATACTGATTCTCAAATTTCTTATCAGCAGATTGCAGACCTGTACAATTCCATCTGCAAATCTTTCCCTTCTGTCCGGTCCCTGTCTGATGCAAGACGGAAGGCCATTAAAGCCCGGTTGAAATCCTATACCATGGAAGATTTCAGGACGGTTTTTGAAAATGCTGAAGCGTCCTCTTTCCTCAAGGGCAGCAATGACCGGAACTGGTCCGCTAACTTTGATTGGCTGATTAAGGATTCCAACATGGCCAAAGTCCTGGAAGGAAACTACGCCGATAAGGCCAGACGCTACGGAAGAAAAGAACCTGTCCCCGGCTGGTGCCAATCCAGCACCCTGGGAGACGCTGAACTGGAAGCTATCCGGAACGTGCTGCAAGATGAACCCGACACCGTTGGGAACAATCCTGATCTTGCCGAACGGGCGGAGAAGCTGAAACAAAGAATTCAGGAGATGTAACATGAGAAAAAGATGCAGAATCTGCCACGTTATGGCAGACCTTGACGAGAATGGCCGCTGCTCCTTCTGCAATGACGTGTACATGGCAAGCCAGTTAAATATGACATATGGGAAATACATGATGCAGAAAGACGCTGTGAGCGTCACAGCGGCACAGCACGGAAGCGAGGAACGGCAATGCGCTTATTGTAAAGACTGGTTTGTGCCGAATAGGTCATTCCAGATTTACTGCTGCGAAAAGTGTCGAAAGAAGGGACGGCGCAGAACATGAAAAACACTGGAAACCTGTATCGAGGGACAAGTGTCAGGGACTGCGGACGGAAGGCTGGGGACGGCGTAATTGAAGATAATTACGGAGACGAAAGCGGCCCCGGAAAGCGCCGGTATGAAGAATTTAAGCCGGTTAGCTTCCCAAATGACCATGAAAAGCCGGAAAATCTGAACGGGCCGTGCATTATCGTGCAGGCCGGAAAACCGAAGGAACCAAAGCTGAAAGCCGTATCCTATGAGGAATCTCGGCTGAAATTCTTCCGGGAGCAGCTGACGGCAGCGAACAAGCGGCTTGATTATGCCGTCAGGAACCGTTATCCGGAAATCGTGTGCGCCGAAAGAGGCGATGCAGTGAGTTTTTACAACGATATTATCAAGATTTTGGAGGAAAATCAAATGATTGAAAACTATGGCGCTACAACGTGCGAAATACCTTCGCCAGGCCCTGCTCCGATGGCCGCTATGCTGGAGGAGGCCAACGATCTCACACAAAAGGCATTAAATATGGCAATGCAAATCAACAATCAGGTCTTTGGGAAAGGGCCGAAGGAGAGGAAGAGCAGTGATCCACGCTGCATGAGGGACGCTTTAGCTTGCCACATTGATGACCTGAAAGCCCTCTGTGAGGAACTGATCGGCATTTCCCAGGGGTTGGGGGTGTGACCGATGAAAAGGCAGTTACAGTTTGTAACCCTCCTCTTTGAGGACCTGAAGGAGAACGTCACGCTCTATCTGGCGAATGGCGGGGATGGCTGGAACGCAAATTACAGGGATAAAAACCACAGCAAGACCGCCCTGAAACGCAAAATCATCATGCTGCGGCAGGAGCTGCTGAATCTGAAAAGGATGATTGACAATGGCTGAATACATTAACAGGGAAGAATACTGCGAAAATTATTGCCGATGCAGTAATGAGTATTGCGATAGGCAGAGTTGCCCAATCTGGAAAGCACCTGCCGCCGACGTTGCGCCGGTGGTGCGCTGCCGGGATTGCCGAAACAGTTATGAGGGCATTGACGGGCGGATATGCTCCTATGGCCCTTGCGTGGACTGTGTCGTTCCGGACGATTTCTTTTGCAGATTCGGGGAAAGGAGGGCGCGCAATGCGGATCGGTGATAGGGTGCGGCGGATGCCCACCATGTTTGAAGCGAAAACCGGGGGCAATCTGAGGGGTGCGCCAGCACCCCAGCCCGGAACAGTAACGTACATACACCCACGGGGCAGATTCTACGTGGTTCGGTTTGACTGCGGTTTCTGCGAAGCATACCCGTTCAAGGAGGTGGACCAGGATGGGGAAACCTAGGATGCTGGGGAAAACCTCCGGATTCATCCCGAACAGTCAGGCAGACCGGCGCAAGGGGAACCGGGCATTCAGGCACCGGGAATATCAAAAAGAAGTCCAGCTGAAGAAAAAAATAGAACTCGATGCTGCCATTGCCGATTTGGATAAAATGGTGCCATATGCGTCCACGTCATGGGAAGAACTGCTCGAAGCTATGGAGGCGCTATCTTCGGCGGCACAAGAAGCGGCGCAAGAATCAGCAGAGAAAATAAAGGAAGCGTATGAAATGCTGAGCAAAGCGATTAAGGAGGAATGAGCATGGAGCAAAGCGCAAAAGAATTCTTCCAGGGAATCAGAAATCTGGACAAGCAGATTGATTCCAAATATGAGCAGCTGGAACGCCTGAAGGCCCTGGCCACGAAGGTGACGGCTACCATTACGGGCGATACCGGGAAATCCTCCGGGGTATCCAGAACCATGGAAAGCACCGTAGACAAAATCATTGACCTGCAAACGGACCTGAATGCGGAGATTGGTAGGTTTGTGGATATGAAGCGGGAAGCAAACGAAATTCTCCGGCAGATTGAGAACCATAAGCAGCGGCTTTGTCTGGAATATCGGTATTTGTGCGGGAAAGCGTGGGAATGGATTGCGGATGAAATGGGGTATTCCTATTTCGGAATCTGCAAGCTGCATGGAAGGGCGTTACAGGCTGCGGAGGAAATTATGCAGAAAAATTCCGAAAGTTGATAGAAGTTGATACTCCATCTATGATATTATTATCCTAGAAAAATTCTAAAAACCATACTACCCCTCTTAGCCACCAAAGGTTCTCTTTTCCTCCACCTTTGGTGGCCTTTGTTTTGAATAAATTACGAAAGGGCTGGTTACATGGGCAAACTACAAGAAGTTTACCTATACCCCACCTGTTTCAGTATTTGACAGCAAACAGGGCTATTGGCAAAAGCGGAAACGAGAGTGGAAAAACATAGGGCTGGACAGCAGCACCGGGAGGCCGGATGCGCTTATCGGGAAAGGCTTGAAGGGCCTTGCCGAAAAGAAAAATATGAACCTGTCCGGCACGTCTATCTTTGACCCGGTGCTTTGCGAAATCCTGTATAACTGGTACAGCCCGAAGGACGGCATTGTGTTTGACCCGTTCGCCGGTGGCTCTGTGCGTGGCGTGGTGGCTGAAATGCTGGGCCGTCATTACATAGGCATTGACCTATCCGAAAGGCAAGTTGACGCTAACCAGGTGAACGCTGACGCTTTGGGCGTGTGTCCGGTCTGGTGGTGCGATGACAGCAGAAACGCAGACCGGTACATTGAGGACGGAACAGCGGATTTCGTGTTTTCCTGCCCTCCCTATCACAATTTGGAGCAGTACAGCAACCACCCGCTGGACCTGTCCAACATGAACTATTCCGACTTTTCGGAAGCGTACAAAGAAATCATTGATATATCCTGCCGCAAGCTGAAAGAAAATCGGTTTGCGGTTTTTGTTGTTGGCGAAGTACGGGACGCAAAAGGAGCCTACCGTGACTTTGTGGGGCTGACAAAATCGCTGTTTATGGGAAATGGCTTGCACCTCTACGCTGATTCCGTGTTTTTGGAGCAGTACGCAACGGCGGCAATGAGGGCCGGGAAACAGTTTGCGGCGAAGCGGAAGCCCGTGAAAGTGCATCAGAATGTCCTTGTATTCTATAAGGGCGATTTGAAGCAGATTGAGAGAATCCAGCAGCAGGATATAGAAAAGGCCGATTTATCAAGATTCTAGTGGAAGAAAGGTGATGATTGTGGCAAAGCTGACGGCAAAACAGCAAAGATTCTGTGACGAATACCTAATTGACCTGAATGCTACTCAGGCCGCAATCAGAGCCGGGTATTCTACCAAATACGCAAACACAAACGCTTCAAAATTACTACAAATTACTACAATCAAGGACTTCTTGGCCCAGCGCATGGCGGAAAAGGAAAGTCAGTTGATTGCAGATCAGGACGAAGTCCTGAAATATCTGACCTCTGTCATGCGTGGCCAGTCCCGTTCCTCCATCGTTGTTGTGGAAAGCACCGGCGATTTCATGAGCGCCGCCAGGGAAATGGAAAAGGCCCCCGATGAAAAAGAACGGCTGAAGGCTGCGGAACTGCTGGGCAAGCGTTACGGCCTCTATACGGATAAGGTTGACCAGGTGGTTGACATGGACCTGAATATTACAGTGGACTATGGTGATGAAAATGGAGATTAAAAAAGTCAATATTCTGGGTTCGGAATACACGCTGAAGGTGTGCAGCGATGCCGAAGAACCCCGCCTTGATGGGTGTGACGGCTTCTGCGATGAGACTACAAAGGAACTGTTCGCAGAATCGTACAGCAAAGGCAGAGATTCCTTGACTTGCAAGGGGAAATTACAAATTCAGATAAACAAAGTGAAAAGGCATGAGATTATCCATGCTTTCCTCTTTGAATCCGGCCTTGCGGAAAATTCCGTGTGGGCGCAGAACGAGGAAATGGTTGATTTCTTTGCTATCCAGTTCCCGAAGCTGCTGGAAGCATTCAAGGCGGCGGATGCCTTGTGAACCTGAAAGTCCAGGCGAACCCTTGTTTCAAGGAAGTAGACCGAAGCGACAAGCGCTATATTGTCATGCGTGGAAGCGCCGGTTCCGGGAAATCCGTTGACACTGCCCAGAATTACATTCTCCGCCTGATGAAGGATAAGGGCCGGAACCTGGTCTGTATTCGCAAATCTGATATAACCAACCGTGACAGTACCTTTGCGGAACTCACAGGGGCTATCTACCGAATGTTTGGAGACCAGGCGGATAAATACTGGCAAATCAATATGTCCCCGCTGAAGCTGACCTGTAAGGCCAACGGCAACCAGATAATCTTCCGGGGCATGAACGATGACAAGCAGCGTGAAAAGCTGAAGTCCATCACCTTCCAGCGTGGCAAATTGACGGATGTTTGGTGCGAGGAGGCAACGGAGTTGACACAGGCAGACGTGGAAATCATTGATGACCGTCTCCGTGGTGAGTTGCCGCCTGGGCAGTTTTATCAAATTAGAATGACCTTCAACCCGGTGAATAAGAATCACTGGATCAAGAAGGTCTTTTTTGATATTCCAGACCCCAACGTTCTGACCCATCACTCCACCTACCTGATGAACCGTTTCATAGACGATGCCTATAAGGCCCGTATGGAGCGCAGAAAGCTGGTTGATCCGGAAGGATATCAAATATATGGATTGGGGGAATGGGGCGAAATCGGCGGCTTGATACTCCACAACTGGGAAATCAAAGAGGTTTCCCAAAATCCGAACGACTATGACGATATAGCCATAGGCCAGGACTTCGGTTTCAACCATGCAAATGCCATTCTATTGCTGGGCGTAAAGGACGATGACATTTTCATCCTGTCTGAAATATATGTGTTTGAGAAGGACACGGCTGAAATCATCCAGCTTGCAGCGGGTATTCCCCGGAATAAGCAAATGTGGTGTGATTCCGCAGAACCGGACAGAATCAAGATGTGGCAGAAAGCCGGGTTCCGTGCCAGAGGCGTTGACAAAGGCGGCTCTGCCGGTTCCGTCAAGGCGCAAATTGACTGGCTGAAGCAACGGAGGATATATATTCATCCGCATTGCATAAACACCATCAAAGAGTTGCAGCAATGGAAATGGAAGAAGGATGATAAGTCAGGCGAATATCTTGATGAACCTGTCCCCTTCCAGGATGACGCAATGGCAGCCTTGCGGTATGGCGTGGAGGGCTGGCGCAAAGTCAAGAAGTGGCTGACTTAATCATAAATACACATGATAGGAAGTGCCACAAATGACAATGAAAGAAATCCTCTACGGAGGCGGCGGGGGCTTGCTGGTCCTGCTGACGTTGATCCAGATTGCCCCGGTCAAACTGAACCCCTGGTCCGCTATGCTGGGCTGGCTGGGGAGGCAGGTAAACAAAGACCTGCTGTCCCAGGTGACAGCCATGAGAACCGAGATTGACACTATCCGGGACGAAAACCGGGAAATCCATGCGAAGGATTGCCGGGTGCGAATCCTCCGCTTTTCGGATGAAATCTACCTGGGCCAGCCCCACAGCCAAGAACATTTCAAACAGATTCTGGGTGATATTACGCACTATGAAAAATACTGCGATGCACACCCGGAATTTGAAAACCAGATTGCTGTTGCAGCAATCGCACAGATTAAAGATTCATACAATGATAGACTGCGTAAGCATGATTTTCTGAAGTAAAGGGCGGTGGAAGCGTGAAACAGAATCTTGAAATCGTCCGGGGAACGTCAAACACCTTCGGCCTAACCATAACGGACGGCGATGGGAACCCGTACACACTCAGCGAAAACGATTCTCTTGTTTTCGGCCTGAAACGGCGGGAACGGGATGAAGACCGGGTTTTAATCAAAACCATCACCCATTCCGTGGATGGGGAATATTTTTTTTGAGTTATCCCCGGAGGATACCATTGGCCTGTTCCCGGGGCGGTATTACTACGATGTGGGCTTACAGCGTGGCGAGGATGTTTTCTATAACATCGTGGAGCAAAGTGAGTTCCTCCTCATGCCGAACGTAACAAAGCGGGGTGACGGCGCATGATCTTACACGGGAAATTTCGCAAAGTGCGCCCGGATATGGGCGGCAAGATTGCCCATGTCCCAACGTTTACGGCCCTGATAAAGCTGCGTGGGATTATTTGGCGCTTTCTGGATGCTCCTGCAAAAATCGTCACAAAGCTGAAGGCACAAATATCGTCTTCCCACGGTGAGAACGGAAGTTTTACGGAAAGCATCCAGTTACACCGGCAAGCAAACGCTTCACACCACACGGCAAAGGCTACGGCAGCGGGAAAATCCGTACAAGGGAAACTGTTGGCAAACTTTGTTTCTTACCGTAGGGCGGCGCTGGTGTACGTCAAGCGCATTGAAACCCGGCTGCTGGGGAAAATGCAGAGCGCCGCCGGAAAGGCTGCAACGTCTATCCGAAAAGTGACCTCCCGACTGCTTGTGTTGCTTGCCTGTGCTTTGGCGAAAGTCCTGCATTTGGGCAACATGATCCACACAGCGGCAGCGTCAAAGCTGGATACTTCCGGCACAAAGCCCGTCACGGCTACAAGAGCGATGGAGAACGAAACCGGCATTAACCCCGCAAATGTGGTTGCGGTTGCGGTGAACGGCTTCCCTGTTGCCGCTACGGCCCACATAGCTACACTCACAACGTTTGCAGAACCGGAACCCGGTGCGGATGACTATTTACCAGAAACAACAGCTACGTTTAAGAACGACTTCGTGTTCAAAGTGTATTGTTCACCAAAGCTTCCGCTATCCAAGGTGCTTGAACTAGGCAAAACGTACACGGTAGAGTGGGACGGAGTAAAATATTCCTGTGTTGCTAAGTACGTGAAATATACCTATAGCAGCGGTTCAGCAGAGATCGCTGTGGCACTAGGTAATACAGGGGTGTTATCTAAACTGTTGAGCAATACATTGACTCCAAACGTTGCGCCGTCAGGTGAGCCGTTCTTGCTGAGTGACGTCGATAATACCGCAAGTATTGTTGCATATGCAAAAGATACCGCTGCAACACACACTATGAGAATTTACGCTGAACAATAAAATTATAGGAGGACATTACTATGCCATTTTCTAACACTTACGCCAATAACATTTTGGGCTGGGCTTTCGGCAAGAACAGCCTGACCAACCACAGCAAGGTCTATATCGGCCTCTGCTCCAATGACCCGGAAGCCAATAACGGCACGTTTACGGAGTTGACCGGCGGCAATTATGCCCGTGTCCTGGTATCCGTCAGCGGTGCTACGTATCCTGATGTTATCGGCGCAGCAGCATCCCGTGAGATCAAGAACGTCAAGCAGATCACCTGGGCAAAATCTACCGCCGACTGGAAACAGGCAAAGGGATTCGGCCTTTTCGCTACTGAAACAGGCGGCACACCGTACTTTTACGGGAAGCTGAAAACCCCTGTCACCTGCGCAAGCGGCGAAGTGGCCCTGTTTGACCCGAATAGCCTGAAAATCAGCATTGCCGCAACGGATACCGAAACGACCTAATAGGTGGTGATGAAATGATTACACCCAGCGAGATTGCGCAGTTCATTCAGAACGACAGTGCCAGCACCAAAAAACGGCTGGCGAAAGTCGGGCTGGATTACTACGAAGGGCGGCACGATATACGGAACTACAAGATTTTCTATATCGATGCAAGCGGCGAGGTGAAAGAGGATAAGACCAAAAGCAATATCCGCATTTCCCACCCGTTCTTTACCGAAATCGTGGACCAGATTGTTCCGTATCTGCTTTCCGGGGAAGATGGGTTCGTAAAGTCCGATGACCCGGCCCTTCAGGGGTATCTTGACGAATACTTCAACAACAATGACGAGTTCATGGCCGAACTTGCGGACACCATCACCGGGGTTCAGGCGAAGGGCTTCGATTGGATGTTTGCCAAGCGGGACGAAAACGGGAAAACCTGCTTCCAGTGGGCTGACTGTATGGGCGTGGTGGAATGTGAGCCAAAGTACACCTCTGACCACCGGGCATATATCATCTACTGGTATGAGGACCGGACCGACAAGGACGGGAACAAGATTTACAATATCCGGGTCTACGATGACGCTGGCGTGTATTTCTTCACCCGTGTGAATGAGGGGGAGATTATCCCGGATAAGGCCGTAAAGCCGAACCCACAGCCCCACAGCGCATACCAGGACGGGAACCCCGGTGGTTTAAGCTACGGGTTCATCCCGTTCTTCCGCATGGACAACAACAAGAAGCAGGTTTCGGCCCTGCCCCCGGTGAAAGACCTGATCGATGACTACGACCTCATGAATGCCGGACTGTCCAATAACATCCAGGATACCAACGAGGCCCTGTACGTTGTCAGAGGGTTCCAGGGGGATAACCTGGACGAACTCATGACCAATATCCGGGCGAAAAAGCATATCGGCGTTGACGAAGATGGCGGCGTGGACGTGCAGACCGTTGACATTCCCGTGGAGGCCCGTAAAACGAAGATGGAAGTTGACGAGAAGAATATCTATCGCTTCGGTTTTGCGTTGAATACGGCTGGCCTGAAGGACACAGCGGCAACCACAAACCTGGCCATTCAGTCCGCCTATTCCCTGCTGGAACTCCGGGCCAAGAAGCTGGAAAACCGGCTGAAGCCGTTCCTCCGGAAGCTGGTGGGTGTAGTCCTGGCAGAAGTCAACGAGGAAAACGGCACGGATTATCAGCAGAAGGACGTATATTTTGAGTTTGAACGGGAGATCCCCACCAACGCCCAGGAGAACGCCCAAATCGAACTGGTGGAGGCCCAGCGCAAGCAGACGGAGATCACCACCATCCTGAATCTGGCCGGAACCATCGATGACGAAACCAAGCTACAGCTTATCTGTGAGCAGTTGGACCTGGATTTCACGGAAGTCAAGGACAAAGTACCCAAGCCCGAAGAAAACGCCACAGCGGAAGCCCAGGCGGCTTTGGGAGGCATTCAGCCGGAAGGTGATGCAGTGTGAACCGATGGGAAAAAGAAGTTCAGCAGTCCCTCCTTGATTCCGAGGGAGCGGCCATTGAGGAACTGGAAAAGCAGTACAAGAGGGCGCTTGCGGACATAAATCAGAAGGTCAAGCAGTTTCAGACGGACATTGACCTGCTGGATGCTGCCATGAACCAGGAAGGGCTTGACGATACCACCAAGGCCATGCTGAAATCCCAGAAGCGGTCTAAAATCTATCAGAAGCAATACCAGGAGGCTTTGAAAAGCCAGGTCAGCAGCGTCCTGGACAAGATGCAGGGGGACAATTACACCACCATTGACAGCTACCTGAAGGGATGCTATGAGACCGGCTATATTGGCACAATGTACAGCATCGCCGGTCAGGGTATTCCCCTCATCGTCCCCATAGATCAGGCGGCAGCAGTCAAGGCCATTCTGACAGATTCCAAAGTCCGGGGCGGCTATTATGCCGCCCTGGGCGTGAATGTGGCCAGCCTGAAAAAGGTTATCACCCAGGAGATCAGCCGGGGCATAGCATCCGGTCTCCCCTATCGTGACATTGCCCGGAACATCAACAACGCATCCGGCAGCGGCCTGTATAACGCCAAGCGAATCACCCGGACGGAAGGCCACCGCATCCAGCAGACTTCCGCACGGGATGCCCAATACGCTGCAAAGGCCAAGGGGGCCGATGTGCTGAAACAGTGGGATGCCGCTTTGGACGGCAGAACACGGGATTCCCATGCACGGGTTGACGGAGAAATCCGGGAACTGGATGAAAAGTTCAGCAATGGCCTCCGCTTCCCCGGTGACCCCTATGGTTCTGCCGCTGAAGTCATTAACTGCCGATGCACCTGCGACACACGGGCCAGATGGGCGTTGGATGACGATGAACTTCAGACGCTGAAGGACCGGGCGGAATACTTTGGACTGGATAAGACGGAGAATTTCGAGGATTTCAGGAAAAAGTATCTGACAGCGGCAGAAAAGGCAGTTGAAAATTCCGGTGGAAGTGCTACAATAAAGACGGATTTTTCAGAGAGCAATTTCAAAAGTCTTTCCGGCGGGAATGAAGCCAATGACTTCTTTTATTTTGACGATGATAAACGTGGTTTGTTGGCAAAAAGGAATTCCCAGTATGGGAAGTGGATGAATAATCTTGAGAACGGAACACGCCCCGCTATTGCTGATTACTGTGCTGACGCTTACGATGATATTAACAAGTATTGGCGGAGAATTGGCGATTGGCAGAATATCGATGCTGATAGGGTTAAATATCAAACGGATCTGATTGACAAGGCTATTTCGTCTTTTAATCTAAAAGACGGTATTCAAACATACCGAGGGATAGACCTTGACACAATCATTCAGTTGTTCCCTGACGCAGAAGAACTTAGCGATTTGGTCGGGCAGTCCTTCTCAGACAATGCGTTTTCTAGCACATCGCCGGTTCGTAGTGTTGCAGAAAAATTTGCATCACAGAACGGGCAGGATGGCGTTCTGCTTCAGCTTTTCGTCCCGTCTGGTGCTGGGCGTGGGGCATATATCAATCAGCTGTCCGGTTTCCAAAATGACGAATATGAGTTCTTACTCAAGAGGAACGCCAAATTTGAGGTTTTCGAGGTTGATACAAGCGGCGGAATGCCAATCGTGAAAGGTAGGTGGATAGAATGAAACCATTTGAATTCCCAATATACGGGTATGAATGCGATGAATATTGCTACTCAATCGCAGACAAGTACGGTGAAAATTCATCCATTGTACAGTTGCTTGATAAGAACTATGAACGCCTCATAAGCAAAAGCAAAGAATATGTGGAGCAGCTGAACGCCGTAAGGAAATTCCTGTGGGATAATGGATTCAACAAGGAAGTTGAGGAACAGGACAAGATTTTTCTTGATAGAGTGAAAAAGAACCCAAGGAGACGGGCTACCCCACTTTTTGAGCGGTGGAAGGCTGATAGATGGAAATAAAAAGCACTATGCAACCCGCATGGTGCTTTTTCTATGCCTAAAAACGCACGGTGTGCGTTTTTCGTGCGTTTATCGTGCGTTGCAACTCACGTAAATGATAATACGTAAAAAGGCAACCAGTCGGGAAATCTGACAGGTTGCTTTTTATATTAACCGAAAGGGGCAATAAACATGAAAATCGATTGGAAGCGCAAGCTGACGAGCCGGAAGTTCTGGGTGGCTGTGACCGGCTTTATCACTCCCCTGCTGCTGGCCTTTGGCGTGGCCAACGACACCGTTACCCAGGTGACCGGTATCATTATGGCCGGTGGCACTCTGGTGGCGTACATCATCGCAGAGGGCCTGACGGATGCCGCCGGGATTGGCTCCGGTGACAGTGAAAGCAAAGATGCCTGAATCAAACTGAATCAAGCGCTCTGGAAACAGGGCGCTTTTTTCATGCCCAATAAGGTAATGGCATTAAAACTTTCCTAAATTCCCGGCGCACTTCCGGGTTCAACAAAGTGTTTGCCAGTGGAGGACACCACGCTAAAAAACAGTGGCAAGGAAGGATAAACAATGGAATTTCTGAAAGAGATTTTGGGGAATGACCTCTACGCACAACTGGAAACGGCCCTGAATGCCTACAACGGCAACGAGGCCAACAAGGACAAGCAGATCAAGCTTGCCAACCTTGGCAGCGGCGAGTATGTGGGCAAAGGGAAATATGATGCCCTTCAGGCTGCGCTGGACGGAAAGACCACCGAACTGGATACCGCCAACGGCCTGATTGCCGAACTGAAAAAGGGAACCAAGGGCAACGAGGAACTGCAAGGCAAAATCACCACCTATGAAGGCCAGATTCAGCAGCTTCAGCAGCAGCTTCAGGAGACGAAAGTCAAGTCTGCCATTAAGGTGGCTCTGCTGTCTGAAAAGGCACTGGATGTGGATTACCTGTCCTACAAGCTGGAAAGCAAGCTGAAGGAAGAAGGTAAGTCCCTGGAACTGGACGATGCCGACAATATCAAGGGCTGGGACGGTTTGCTGTCCGGCCTGAAAACGCAGTTCCCGACTATGTTTGAGGGCAAGAATCAGCGGAAATTCGCTGACAGCGGCCTTCCTCCCTTCGGCGGTGACGGCAATGGCGTGACCCTGGAACAGTTCCGCAAGATGGGCGTGGAAGAACGCTCCAAATTCAAGGCAGAAAACGAGGCCCTGTACAATCAGTACAAGGCACAATAATCAAGAAATGAGGTAATAAACTATGGCAAGAACTGGACTTTTTGGCGGCTTTTCCTTTGACGAGGAAGTTTTCACCGACATGATGCAGGAAGCGGACTACTGGTCCAATCCTGTGCTGGCCTCCGGCGTTATCCGGCAGGATGCGTCCATCATGGACCTGATCGGCAGCAAGGGCAACGTGGCAACCATCCCCATGTACACCCCCATCAACATCCATGATTCCAACATGGCCGCTCTGAACAATGACGGCCTGACCAACAACGTGCCGCAGGAGATTTCCGGCAGCAAGCAGACCTGTATGATGATCCAGCGAATGAAGGCGTTCAAGGCGAAGGATTTCACCCGTGAACTGACCGGTGCAAAGCCTCTGGATTACATCAAGTCCCGTATCCAGAACTACTACACCCAGGTGTGGGAAGATGAGCTGATGAACATCATCAACGCCGTTCTGGGCGTGGCTGCGCTGTCCTCCCACGTCACGGACCTGTCCGTGACTACCGGCACCATCGGTGACGCAAACAAAATCAGCGCAACCACCCTGATCGATGCCGAACAGGCGGCTTTGGGTGATATGTCCGGCGGTCTGGGCCTCCTGGTCATGCACTCCAAGATTTACGCCGCCTACAAGAAGCTGGGGCTGGTGGAGTATGAGAAGTTCGTGGCTGGCTCCGGTGCTATCAAGCAGGACATTCAGCTTCCCACCATCGGCGGCAAGGCGGTCAAGGTGACCGACTACTACACCCTGGACAACTCCAAGGCTGGCTTCCCGGTGTACAAGACCTTCCTGCTGGGCGAGGGCGCTTTCCTGTCCTGCGACAAGACCAACTATGAGAAGCAGTACACCACGAACTATGATCCGGAAACCGCTGCCGGTACGGATAAGTTCTACACCAAGCAGGGCAAGGTGCTGCATCCCAACGGCCTGTCCCTGGCAGTGGACAACATTGCCAATGAATCCCCCACCAAGACCGAACTGGGTACGTCCGACAACTACGCCCTGAAGTTCAATCCCAAGAACGTCAAAATCGGCATGATTAAGACCAACGGTTAAGGGGGCCAAAACCATGCAGGAATTTATCATCATTGACGGATTGCCCTTCCTTTTCCACGATGGGAAAGCCTACGCTGTCCGGTGGGATGATAAAGGCTTCACCGTGGGGGAAATTGTCCGTGAGGGTATTTCCCCCACGGATTTCCTGGTGCTGTCCGAATTGTCCGTAAAAGCGAAATGCCAGGGCCATCTTGACAGCATCGGCACAACCGAAGCACCCAAGCCAAAGAAGGGCAGAAAGCCGAAGGGGGAATCCGAATGATTATGACCGTCACTGAACTGAAGCAGTTTGTGACCACAGACGTTCCCAACAACGTTCTGGAAGCACGGCTTCAGGCCCTGGAACTTCTGATCCGAGCATACACAAACAACAACTTCCAGAAACGGGCGTTCCGGGCTGTTGCTGTTGCAGTGGCAGACGGGAACCAGCTGCTTGTCCCCGGTTCTACCCCCTTCAAGGCTGGGGACACGCTGGAAATCACGGAATCCGAACTGAACGCCGGTCTGGTAACGGTATCGGCTGTTTCCAATGGCTCCATTACGGTGGCTGAAGAACTGTATGACGAAAGCGGGGTAGTTCTCACGAAAGTGGTCTACCCCGCTGACGTGAAACAGGGCGTGGCCCGGATGCTACAATGGCAGCTTGATAACGGGGACAAGGTTGGCGTACAGTCTGAGACCATTTCCCGGCACTCTGTGACGTATTTCAACATGGATGGGGATAATTCCACCATGGGCTTTCCCAAGTCGCTGCTGGGCTTCCTGAAGCCTTATATGAAGGCCAGGTTCGGACAGGGGTTGAGCGTATGAAAGGAATCGGCGGAAACATCACTGCGGTGATCCAGACGGCCACCATGAAGCGAAATTCTATCGGGGAACAGGTATTGGCCTGGACCGATAAAAAGACGCTGCGGGGCTGGCTGGACCTGTCCGGCGGTGATTCTAAGTACACCACATTCAACGCCAAAATCCAGGAAAGCACCCATGTTTTCGTTGCCGATTATGTGGGCCTTTCCGGGATAGAACCGGAGAATAGCCGCATGGTTATCAACGGGAAAGTCTATGACATTCTGCTGATTGACAACCCCATGGAGATGGGCAGCGGCTCCCAGCTGGAAATCTATCTGAAATACACTGGGGGGCAGTGATATGGCCGGAGTGGAATTCGAGGATTTCAGCATCCAGGTCAAAAAAGCCATTGAAGAAAAGGCCCTGAAATTCCTGGAAGAAGCTGCGTCTGAGGTGGAATCCCAGGCCCGGAGAAATTCCCGTGTGGATACCGGCCAGTTGAAAGGTTCCTGGGCGCATATCGTGGACGAAGCCGCCCAGGAAGCAACCATCGGAAGCCCCCTGGAAAATGCAATCTGGGAGGAATTCGGAACCGGCGAATATGCCTTGCATGGTGACGGCAGAAAGGGCGGCTGGTACTATGTGGATGACGTAGGGAATGGACATTTTACCCACGGTAAAACCCCAAACCGAACCCTTCAGAGGGCCTTTGGCCAAAAAAAGACCGTGATCCAGAAACGGGCCAATCAAATCTTTGGGGAGTTGGATAAAGAATGACCAGTAAACCATTACAAATCATCGCTGATGCCATGGATGCCCTGGGGATTGAGTACGGCTTTGGTGTGTACCGTGGCAATGCTGCCGGGGAAATCGTGTATCCCTACTTTGTGGGTGAATACACGGAAACGCCGCCGCTGTACGAAAACGGCCTTCAGGAATCCACCGTCATGCTGACCGGCTTCCACCGGGGAACGTGGGAGCAGTTGGAGGCGGCAAAGGCCAAGATCGAGAACTATTTCAACAAGGTTTCGGGGAAAACGGTCATGGCGGACGATGGTTCCGCCGTGATCGTTTTTTACGATAACGCCCTTGTTATTCCGAAAGAGGATGCAGAACTGAAAAGCATCCAAATCAATCTGTCAGTACAAGAATGGAGCGTGAAATAATATGTCCATTAAAACCGGTATTACTTCCGGCACTCCGGCAAAGATTGCCTTTGGTGCTGGCGTATTCTTTCAGGGTGTGACCTATGATGAAAAGGTTGCACCCACGGAGGAAGCAATCAAGGCCGCTATCATCGGCGCAACCCAGGAGGGCGGCAAGCTGACCATTACCCCGGAATTCTTTGCCCCTGACCTTGACGGCGCACTGGTGGCAGTGAAGGAACTTCAGCAGAAGGTCGGCGAGACTGCCACCCTGGAAACCTCCATGGTGGAACTGTCTGCCGAGTATATGGCGCATTCCGTTATCGGCGAAATCAATGATTCCACCGATAAGAACTATGATGTGGTGACTTCCAGTGAACTGAGAAGCGGCCATTTCTATGAGGGCTTCGGCTATTACGGCGAACTGCTGGACGGTCGGCCCTTTATCTGCCTGTTCAAAAATGCGCTTTGCACTTCCGGCTTTGCCACGGAGAGCAAGAACAAAGAGAACACCAAGTTCACCGGGACTTTTGAATGCCAGTCGGATATTACCTACGGCGTGGAGAAACTGCCCTATGCGCTGTTCCTTCGTAAGGCCAAGGGCTGGACTGCTGTCCAGACTGCCGACATTGACAAACGGGCTGAATAAGCCAGAAAGAGGTTAAAGCAAAATGGAAAACACCGAGAAGAACACCAAAGCGGTAACTGAAGTAACCGAGGAAATCACGGCAACTGAAGCAGCGGAGGAAACCGTTGCACGGCCCTACACCCTGCGAAAGCTGAAGGACGGGGACCTGTTCCCGCTGCTGGGGCTGTTCCGCAAGCTGGGACTGAAAGACTTCAAGGACGTTATCACTGCTGTGGCGAACGGCGGCGATATTCGGGAAATCGGCATTAACGCTCTGCTGAGTGTTGGTGACGTTATGATTTCCCACCTGGAAGGGGATGCCGGAGAGGCTGTCTACCAGTTCTATTCTTCTCTGTCCGGTATTCCGGCGGATGAAATCAAGGAAATGGAATTCGGCACCCTGCCCATGATGATCTATGATTCCTTCAGCGAGGTGAAGAACACCAGTTTTTTCAAGGTGCTTGCCAAATTGCTTTAATCGGTGAGTTTGAATTCATGGATTTGCTGTACTCCCGGTATAGCAATCCCATGGAATTCATGCGCCTGTACATCGAACAAGGGCGGTTTGGCGAGTGGGTCGGTGAGATCATCGCCTCCGAGAACAAGAGACGGAAGGAACAGGCAGAAAAAGAGGACGAAGAAAAGCTGTGGAATATGTATGTCCATAGTTATTCTGATATGTCCTTCAATGACTGGAAAGCGGAAGTATTAAGCCCTGTGGAACCGGAACGGCCAGCACGGTCCCGGAAGCGGGATGACGATATGACCAAAGCCGACATTGACAACCTCCTGAAGCGCCTGTTCCCCAGCAACAAGCCCGGTCACAATGCCACAACGTGACCGGGCTTTAGGTATCTGATTTGCAGCCCCTAAAACATTTCTGTTGAGGGGGTATTCCTATGGAATTATTCAAGCTGCTTGGCACGATTGCCATTGACAATGCACAGGCCCAAAAGGCTATTGACGAAACCACCACAAAGGCGGATTCCGGCAGCAAAAAGGCAGATTCCGCTTTTAAGAAAATCGGAGAATCTGCCGTAAAAATCGGTAAAGCCGTATTTACTGCCGGTGCTGCCCTTGGCGGTGCATGGATCGCTGCCATTGAAGGTTCCAGGGAGTACCGGACGGAAATGGGAAAGCTGGATACGGCTTTCCAGACAAACGGCCATTCTTCCGAGGCCGCAAAGAAAACCTATCAGGATTTGCAAGCTGTCCTTGGAGATACGGACGTATCCGTGGAAGCTGCGAACCACTTGGCCGTTATGACGGACAACGAAAAGGATTTGCAGACCTGGACGGATATTTGCACCGGCGTTTTTGCCACCTTCGGCGATTCGCTCCCCATTGAGGGACTGACCGAGGCGGCAAACGAAACCGCAAAGGTTGGCCAGGTCACTGGCCCCCTGGCGGATGCCCTGAACTGGGCCGGTATTTCTGAAGATGAATTCAACGAAAAGCTGGCCAAATGCTCCGGGGAACAGGAACGGCAAAAGCTAATTATGGACACCCTGAACGGCGTGTACAAGAAAGCGTCTGACCGGTATAAGGAAACCAATAAGGACGTTATGGCCGCAAATAGAGCCAATGAAAAGCTGACAGGGGCCTTTGCGGAATTGGGCCGTGTCGGAGAACCGATTTTGACAGCTATCAAGAATAAAGCCGCTGAAATGGTATCCGCTGCCGTGCCAAAGCTGGAAGTCTTTATCGCAAAAATCAAGGATATGATTAAGTGGTTCAAGCAGAACAAAAGCACCGTGCAAGCCTGGGCCGCTGGAATACTGGCGGCAACCGTGACAGTTTCCGGCTTTGTGCTGGTGCTAAAATGGTCTGCAATCATGAGCAAAGCCGCAAAGGCCCTGAAACTGGTCACCGTGGGCGTGAAAGCGTTAAATGTAGCCATGAGGGCCAATCTTATAGGGCTTATCGTTTCTTTGATTCTGGGGCTTGCGGCGGCGTTTGTGTACCTCTGGAAAAACAACGAGGGATTCCGCAATTTCTGGCTGAAGATGTGGGACAAAATCCAGTCTGCAACGGGAACCGCTGTAAAGTGGATTAAGAAGAAAATCGGCGAACTGAAGGATGCCGTTGGGAAGGTCAAGGAAACTTTCGGCAACATCAAAGACGCTGTATCCGACAAAATCAACGGTGCGAAGGATGCCGTCAAGGGATTTGTTGATAAGGTCAAAGGCTTCTTCCCCCTGAAAATCGGCAAAATCTTCAGCAATCTGAAAATTCCCAAAATCTCCGTGAGCGGTGGCAAAGCACCGTTTGGAATTGCCGGGAAGGGCAAGCTGCCCTCTTTCAATGTCAAATGGAATGCAGAGGGCGGTATCCTGGACCGGGCCACCATCTTCGGGCGAACCGGGGACACCTATCTGGGCGGCGGCGAGGCCGGGAAAGAAGCCATTGCCCCCATTGATGTGCTGCAAGGCTATGTCCGGGATGCAGTCCGGAAGGAAAATGAGGGCATTCGGGAAACCATCATTGAGCAAATCCGGCTTTTGATTGATTTCCTGGGCCGTTCCATCCCTCAGGACGTGCAGCTTGATTCCGGTGCGCTTGTGGGCGCTCTTGTGCCGTCCATTGACACGCAATTATCCGATAGATGGAATCATGCCCAGCGAGGCAACACACGTTAGAAGGCCATCCCGGTGGCCTTCTTTTCTTTTATCTTCACAGAAAGAGGTGAAGGCCATTGGAACTTTTTAAGATTTTAGGCACCATCGCCGTGAACGGTGCTGACAAGGCGAATTCCGATATAGATAAAGTCTCGACCAATGCAAAGAAATCCGGCAATACCATCGTGGGCGCCCTCAAAAGGGTTGGAACGGCAGTGGTCACCTATATGTCGGTAAAGGCCATTGCTGATTTTGGACAGGCGTGTGTAGATGCTGCATCCAAAGCAGAAACCGCCTTTGCAAAGGTGAACACCCTACTTGCAGCCGGAACGAATACGGATGCTTATTTCAACGACATAAAGGCCGCATCGAACGAAACAGGCGTTGCCGTGGAGGACTTTTCCGAAGCTGTCTATTCTGCCATTTCCGCATCCGTAGATCAGGCGGATGCCGTAGACTTCACGGCCCAGGCCATTAAATTGGCAAAGGGCGGTTTTACGGATGCGGCCACCGCCGTGGACGTGCTGACCACGGCAATCAACGCTTACGGGCTGGATGCCGATGCTGCAACGTCCATTTCTGACAAGCTGATTACTACCCAGAACCTTGGTAAAACCACCGTTAACGAATTGGCCTCTGCCATGGGCCGAGTTATCCCCACGGCGAAGGCCTTTAGCGTTGACATTGATACCCTTTGCGGCTCCTATGCTGTGATGACCAAAAACGGTATTGCCACGGCAGAAACCACCACGTACATGAACAGTATGCTGAACGAACTGGGTAAATCCGGAACGACTGCTTCTGACGTGCTAAAAGAGAAAACCGGAAAATCCTTCTCTGAACTAATGGAATCCGGCAGTTCGCTTTCTGATGTGCTGGCAGTTCTGCAAAGTGCTGCAAATGAATCCGGCGTTGCGCTGGGGGATATGTTCGGCAGTGCAGAAGCAGCCAAGGCGGCAAACGTGCTGGCCTCCAATACGGATGACCTGACAAGCAGCATTCAGGCCATGGCGGATTCTTCAGGGGCCACCGAAACGGCCTATTCCACCATGGCGGATACCATGGCGGAGAGAACGCAAAAGCTGAAGAACAAACTGGAAAACATAATAATTTCCATCGGTGAAAAGCTGATGCCGGTGGTAGAAAAGGCCATACAGATCGTTGTTGATAATATGCCGCTGATTGAAAGCATGATGGACCAGATTGCGCCGGTTATGGCAACACTGTTTGACACCATTCTTCCGCCTCTGTTGCAGCTTGCAGCGGATATTCTGCCACTGCTGATGGATATGTTCAACGCAATTATGCCGGTCATTACCCAGCTGATTACTGCGCTGATGCCTGTAATCGTGCAGCTGATTCAAACGCTGTTGCCGCCAATCATCCAAATCGTTCAAACGCTGCTGCCGCCCTTGCTGGCCCTGTTGCAGCCGATTCTTGACCTGCTGACCCCGCTGATAGAGTTGCTTCAGCCAATTCTTGACCTTGTGGTGGCGGTCCTGGAACCGATTGCTACGCTGATTTCTGACCTGATAACGCCGTTGATTTCCATTATTTCCCAGCTGATTCAGGTGGCGCTTGTGCCGCTGAAAAACTGGTGGACGATTCTGTCTGATGTAATGTCGAACACGGTTTCCGCTGCGGTTGAGCTGATAATGAGCCGCATCGACACCATCAAGGGCGTATTTTCCGGATTGATTCAGTTTATCAAGGGCGTGTTCACAGGTGACTGGGAAGCTGCCTGGGATGGAATCAAGAATATTTTTTCCTCCATTTGGGAGGGGATCAAGACGGCATTCAAAATCCCGATCAACTGGATTATTGACGGAATCAACGCCTTTATCCGTGGAATTAACCGGATCAAGATTCCGAATTGGGTTCCCGTTGTTGGCGGCAAGGGCTTCAGCATTGCCGAAATTCCCGAACTGGAACAGGGCGGCATTCTGGAAAAGGGCCAGACCGGCTTCCTGGAAGGCAACGGCGCTGAAGCCGTGGTTCCGCTGCACCAGAACAAAAAGTGGATTCACGCCGTGGCAGAGGACATGGACAACGCTATGGGCGGCTCCGGTTCTGCTGTGGTGGCGGTCCTTCAGGACATTCTGGACCAGCTGATTGTTATTTCCGGCATGGGTATCACGCTGGACACCGGTGCGCTGGTTGGCGCATTGGCAAATCCTATGGACGTGCGACTGGGTAAAATCCGGGCGCAGAAAGCGAGGGCGTAATGCTGATAGATACTTATTTCGGAGAGATTCATTCTAGGACGGATTTGCACCTTGTCCCGGAAAGCATTCAAATTGATCCCGCAGAGCCGAAGAAAAACCTTGTGGAAATCCCGTATGGGAACGGCTCTGTGGACCTGACCGAGGCCCTGGGCCTTGTGACCTTCAATGACCGGAAAATCACGTGGGTGTTCTCCCTTTTCCCCGGTGATGACTGGGTAGAAAAGCGCAGTGAAGTCAGCAACGCCCTGAACGGGAAGCGACTGCATATCACCCTGGACGATGATCCGGGGTGGTACTATGACGGGCGCATTACGGTATCCGGGCATAAAAGCGATAAGTTGTACCACCAAATCACCGTAGAAGCCACCTGCGCTCCGTATAAGCGCAGAGACCAGGAAACAGTGATGAGCAAGAGCATCGGCACGGAATTCACGGCGATTTCCTGCCCGATTGGTGCTATGCCTCTTGTGCCGAAAATCACCGTTGGCCAGGACACAACGCTGCAATGGGGCGAATACAGCAGTTCTATTTCTGAGGGAACCCACCTTCTTCCGGCCCTGCTGATGCAGGGTGACCAGGTGATTCAGGCGAAAACCGCCGAAGGAACCGGAACCATTACCATCTCATGGCGGGAGGGGTCTTTGTGATTGTACAAGTCTACGCTGACAATGCCCTTGTGTATGATAACCGCTTGGAAGGTTACGAACTGCTGGAACTGACGGCCAGTGTGAAAGCGGAAAGCGGCGGCTCTGCCACCATCCAGATACCGCTGACACACCCCGCCTATAGCAAGTTCGTGAGCCTGAAAACGCTGGTGGAAATCTACCGGGACGGGGAACTGATTTTCCGGGGCCGTGCGCTGTATCCTTCGGATGACTTTTATGGCAGCAGGACGATCACCTGCGAAAGCGAACGCTGTTTCTTCCAGGATGCCGTCATGAGGCCCTATCTGTACCAGACTGACCCACAGACCATTTTTGCCGACATTATCCGGATTTACAATGAGCAGGTGGACAAATGGAAGCAGTTTGCCGTTGGCACGGTAACAGTCACGGACGATAACAATTTCGTCCGCATGGAAGCGGAAAATGCCGGGTCTGTTGCGGATGCCATCAACAAACTGGTGGACCGCTGCGGCGGGTATATCGTCTTTGAAACCAATGCGGACGGTATCCGAACCGTGAACTGGTATGCGGAACTGACCCATTACAGCACCCAGGCCATTGAACTGGGGGAAAATCTGCTGGATTTTGCCCGTGACGATGGGAATACCCCTGACCTGGCCACTGTCCTGGTCCCGTATGGAGCCAGGGACGAAGATACCGGGGAGCGGGTGACCATTGCCAGCGTCAACGATGGGAAAGATTATATCCAGGTGGACGATGCCATAGCATACCGGGGCCGGATTGCCAAAACCAAGACCTGGGACGATGTGACCAAACCGGATAACCTCTTGAAGAAGGCCATTGCGTATCTGTCCAAAGCAAAGCTGATTACGACCCAGTTAAGCCTTTCGGCGATTGACCTTTCCGCATTGGACAAAGATATTGATACCTTCTCCGTGGGGGACCAGGTACACGTTATCAGCAAGGCCCACAAAGTCGATGACGATTATCTGCTGATGGAGCGGGACTATGACCTGCTGAACCCCGCAAATGATACCGTCACACTTGGGAAATCCCTTACCACGCTGACCGGCGGCACGGCTGCGGATGACAAGCATAATTCCAACGCCCTGGACAAAGTGGAACACGATGCCCGGAAGGATTATGAGAAGAATAAAGAACAGATTTCCGGCACGGAAACCCGGCTGACCTCCCTGATCCAGCAGACAAGTGAGACAATCATGCTGGAAGTGTCCAAAGTACAGCAGGACAATGAAAAAATGAAGGAGCAGCTGACCCAAATCCAGCAGACCGCCGAGGATGTTACCATCCGGGTATCCAAAATCGAACAGGACGGCGTGGATAAAGTCACCACGTCCATGGGGTATAAATTTTCCGATGACGGCTTGCATATCCAGCGGTCCGGCGAGGAAATCGAAAACCTTATGAACCACCAGGGTATGTATGTCAAACGTGGTGATGAAATCATGCTTCAGGCGGACAAGGACGGCGTAGTTGCCACGGATGTTAAGGTCAATAACTATCTGATAATCGGGAAACACGCCCGGTTTGAGGACTACCCGGAAAAACGGACGGCCTGTTTCTACGTTGGAGGTGATAACTGATGCCATCTTTTGATATTTCATCCGGTGTATCGGGCCTTTATCTCACTGTCAACTACACCGTGGGCCAGTATGACATTGCATCCAATACCACGCCGGTAGACGTGTCCTTATCACTCCACCACGGTGGCCTATCCGTTGGAGCCGGTACGGATGACTGTTCACTTTGGATTGGTGGGCAGACGTTCAAGTGGACCGGACCGGACATTTATTCCAGCGGCGGCACGGTGGCCCTGGGTTCACACAGATTCAGCGTAGCCCACAATTCGGATGGAACCTGGTCCGGGAAAATCGGCGGCAGTTACCGCTTGAACATCACCTACGGCGGAAAGTATATCAGCACGATTTCCGGGGAGCAGTCGATCACGCTGCCCACCATTCCACGGGCTTCCAGCATCGGGGCCACGGATGCCGTCATCGGCAGCAAAACCACCATTGTGGTGGGCCGGAAATCCTCCGGGTTCACCCACACGATTCAGTACATCTTCGGTTCGCTTTCCGGGTATATTGACGGCTCCGGGAATATGGTTTCCAGTCCCGTAAAAATGACGGAAACTACCATTCTTGTGACGCTCCCAGCGTCTTTCTACGGGCAGATTCCAAATTCCAGAAGTGGGACTTGTACGCTGATATGCCGTACCTATTCCGGCAGCACTCAAATAGGAGACGCACAAAGCACGACTTTTTCGGCTCAAACGTCCCTTGACACCTGCGCTCCGGATGTTTCCGGCACGGTGGTGGACACCAACCAGACAACTATTGCCCTGACCGGGGACAGCAGCAAACTGGTTCGGTTTTACTCTACTGCACTATGTACAATTTCGGCAGCGGCCCGGAATAGTGCATCCCTGGCCAAGAAGCAGATCATGGGTGTGGATGTTTCCGGGAGTACCTACAGCATCCCGGAGGTGGAAGCGACCCGGTTCCAGTTCTACGCCGTGGATTCCCGTGGCTATGCCAAAAGCGCAACCGTGGTTCCCACGGTAATCCCTTACGTGCGTCTGACGCTCAATGCCAGAGGATACCGCCCACAGCCCACTGACGGCTCTGGGCGGATTGAATTATCCGGGCAGTATTACAGCGGTGGCTTTGGTGCTGTAGACAATACGCTGGCCCTGCGCTACCGTGTGGGTGATTTGGCCTGGGTAACGGCTACACCGGTAATCACGGATAACACCTACACGGCCACACTTGATCTCACCGGCCTGGACTATCGGCAAGAACACACCATCCGCCTGGAAGTGACGGACAAGCTGGCAACCGTGACGGTAGACGTGGTTATCATGCAGGGCATTCCGGTGTTCGACTGGGGCAAAAACGACTTTAATTTCAACGTCCCGCTCCTGCTGAACGGTGAAAACATTCTCAGCCGAATTTACCCGGTTGGCTCCATCTATATGTCTTTGGCTGACACTGACCCGGCGGACCTGTTCGGTGGGACCTGGGAGCGGCTGAAAGACCGCTTTCTTCTGGCGGCTGGGGACAGATATTCCGCCGGGGCGACCGGCGGCGAAGCCACCCACAAGCTGACAACGGCGGAAATGCCCAGCCATACGCACAGCGCAGCCGTCAACGGGGGAACGGATGATTACGGGCAAAGCCGGACGACCATCGGCAATTTTGCAATCAAAACGCAGGGCTACACGGACGGTTCCACGATTTTGCCAACTGGCGGCGGGTCTGCTCACAACAATATGCCGCCATATTTGGCGGTTTATATGTGGAAACGCATAACATAAACAACTTTTTAGGAGGTATCTATCATGGAAAAGCAATTCGGGATTGACGTATCGACCTGGCAGGGAAAAATTGACTGGGAGCAGGCAAAAAATGCAGGTGTGAAATTTGCAATCCTGCGCTGCGGCTACGGCATGGACTTGGCGGACCAGGATGATGAACATTTCGCCCGAAATGTGACAGAGTGTACCCGGTTGGGAATCCCCTTCGGCGTGTACATCTACAGCTACGCCGACAGTGTGGAAAAGGCAGCATCCGAAGCAAAGCACACCCTGCGTTTGCTGAAGGGCCTGAAGCCGGAGTATCCGGTCTATCTGGATTTGGAGGATGCCAAAGTTGCCGCTATTGGGAAAGGCCATATTCTGGAACAGGCCATGAAGTGGGTGGAAGTCATTGAAGCGGCTGGCTATTGGGCCGGTATTTACGCCAATCTGCATTGGTGGAATACCTATTTGACCGATAGCTGGTATGACACCAAGGCCAGATGGGTGGCCCAGTATTACAAAGTCTGCGAAGATGAACGTCAATACGGAATCTGGCAGTACACCAGCACCGGCATCGTCCCCGGCGTGACCGGAAGCGTTGACTGCAACTGGGGATATCTGGACTATCCTTCCATGGTCCGGGAGGCCGGGAAGAACGGCTTTGCCGCTGCCGGTGAAACCACCACGCCCAAGCCCTCCGCCCCTGTGGCAACGCCTGAGACCGTGTACACGGTGCAAACCGGGGATACCCTGTCCGGCATTGCCGCCAAATATGGCACTACCTACAAGGCCCTGGCAGAGTACAACGGCATTGCCAACCCGAATGTGATTTATACCGGCCAGAAAATCCGTATTCCCAGCACTTCCCAGCCCACCAAGTCCCTGGACGAAATCGCCCGTGAGGTAATCCGTGGAGACTGGGGCAACGGCGCAGAGCGTGAAAAGCGGCTCACCGCTGCCGGATATGATGCCGATGCGGTCCAGGCCCGTGTAAATCAGCTTATGCCCTAACAGGGAGGTAAGCCATGAAAGGAATTACTTTTGGCCAATATCATAGCTATAGAGATTTTAGCTTGATTTTGGGAGAAAAAGAAATTGCAGCCCCAAGCGTGAAAACCGTGAAGATTGATGTGGAGGGAGCAGACAGCGCCCTTGACCTCACAGAATACTTCGGGGAACCGAAGTATGAGGACGTGACCCACAAATTCAAGTTTTCCACCATTGTGCCACAAAGCGAATTCCTTACCCTTTATTCAACCATCAAAAACGCCATCCATGGGAAAAGGCTCCGGATTGTCCTTGACGATGATCCGGGCTTTTTCTATATGGGGCGGTGCTATGTTTCCAGCCTTACAAATGCTAGAGGCGTGGGAACCATATCCGTTGACGCTGACTGTGACCCCTGGAAATACAAGACGGTGAAAACCGCCGTCACAAAAGCCATAAACGGAGAAACCGCCGTTACACTGCCTAATCTCCGGAAACGTGTTGTGCCGGAGGTGACGGTCACAACCGACACCTCCCTGCACATTGTCTTTGAGGCAAGCAATATCTGGGACCTGGGCAGCGGTTCCTATACCCTGCCGGAACTGGAATTGAAGGCCGGAGACAATACCGTTTCTGTCAACGGGACCGGCAGTATCATGTTTTCCTATCAGGAAGCATCTTTGTAAGGGGGGTGGTTCCGTGTATCGTGTATATTGTGACGGTCTGACGCTGTATAACAGCAAGCTGGAAAATCTTCAGATTTTTAACCCCTCTTTAGAATTGGAACTGAACAAGACCGGCAGCTTCCAATTCACACTTTATCCCCAGCATCCACAATACAGCCATATTCAAAAGCTGAAATCCATCATCACAGTCTATCAGGATGACTATTTGCTTTTCCGTGGACGGGTACTGGAAGAAGAACTTGGATTCCGCAACGAAAAGCGCATTGTCTGTGAAGGCTCCCTGGCCTTTCTGCTGGATTCTATTCAATCCCCCTATGATTTCACCGGGAGCATTGAAGAATACCTCACAGGCAGACTGGCAAGCCACAACGCCCATGTAGAGACAGGAAAACAGTTTACCCTTGGGAATGTGACCGTATCAGACCCAAATGATTATATCGTCCGGGCAAGTATCGACTACGTGAACACCTGGGAGGAACTGCAAAAGAAACTTCTGGACCTCCTGGGCGGCTATCTGGTAGTCCGGTATGAAAACGGCGTGAATTACCTGGACTATCTTCAGGACTTCACGCTGCTTTCCCCCCAGAAGGTCACCTTTGGGCAGAACCTCCTTGATCTGAAGCGCATCCGAAAAGGGGCTGACATTGCCACCGCTCTGATACCTTTAGGAGCCAAATTGCAGGACGAGGAAGGCAAGGACACGGGCGAACGGCTGACGGTGGCCTCCGTCAATGACGGCCTGGATTATATCACTGACCCGGATGCCGTTTCCCGGTATGGGTTTATCTGCAAGTCCCAGGTCTGGGACGATGTAGCAGACCCCACAAACCTTTTGACGAAGGGCAAAGCATATCTTTCCGGCCTTGTCAACTTCCCGGAAACCATCGACCTTTCAGCGGCAGACCTGGCCACCGTTGGCGCTTCCTTCTCCGGCTTCCATCTTGGCACTTATGTCCGGGTGGAGAGCAAACCGCACGGGATAGACCAGAATTTTCTTGTGTCCAAGCTGTCAATCAATCTTCTGGAACCAGGGAAAAACACGTTGACGTTAGGCGGTACGCTGTCAAGCCTGTCCGGTGCGCTGGCTGGCGTTTCTAACGCCCAACGTGAAATTACACTTGGAATAGAAAATGTCGAGAAAACGGCTTCTGAGGCCCTGTACAACGTAGAGCAGAATTTGCTTGCATCCGTCAAAGCGTCTGCGGACAATATCAAATCCACAGTGGCAGAAAACTACTATCTGAAGGAAGATACGGATGCTTTGGTTTCCTCTGTGCAAACGGACATCACGCAGACAAAGGAAAGCGTGGATATTCAGTTCACCCAATTCAATACAGACCTGGAAGCCCTGGCAAATGGCACGGACGCAGAGTTTGAGGAAATCCGGAAATATATCCGCTTTGTGGACGGCTCCATTCTTTTGGGCCAAATCGGCAATGAACTGGAACTGAAAATCAGCAATAACCGCATATCCTTCCTTCAGGACGCTGTTGAAGTGGCTTATTTCTCCGACAATAA